GGGCTGTGTCGCAATTCACTCTTCAATTGTACTACAAAGTCGGGATTCTGTACCCGATGACTCAACATCCGATACATAGTCTTAGACCAACCAAGTGGCTCTGCTATCCCCTCCGCAAAGAGGTTACTGCAGAATTCAAAAGACTTCCCATCACACTTCTTGTACATTTTTACAGTGTGTCCAAGTTCTTCGTATTTCTCACGAGCTCCTTCGACATATTGTTCAACACAATCATCACCCATCGTTATAGCCCACTCGCAACCAATTAAGATCGCAAGAGCCCAACGCATTCTAGAGTTTCCACAACTGGTGTTATAACTACCTGAACATCTTTTCCCCGGAATTAACTGGGTATACAGACGTCCATCTGTTAAAGCAAACACACAATTGGCTTCGCACCATGCACGATTACGAAGTAGTCGCCAAAATCCTGAGCAGCCTTCACCTGATAACACATATCTGGCGTCAGCTTCCCATTTAAGCTCCCACTCCTGTACGGACCAATCCCAACCACTAATATCAGTTTCAGCCGCTTCACTCATTTTAGAACTCATTATCGACCACAACTTAGACTGAGCATTGTCATCAAATCCAATTCCTGGTTTTGACGGCACCTCTGTCCAATTTGCGATCTCAATTTTATTCAATTTAGAATAAAGCAAACGCTCCACTAATTGATCAATCAAACTGACTGAGCTAATAGGTCGATATCGTTTCCCTTTCAATTTCGCACTAGAATGAGGTTCATTCTTTATAAAAATTTTAACTGGGTCACAAAATCCACTTTTCACTAAATCTAATGGTTTCATGTTCCGAAAATCGTTGACATTGCACTCCATAAGTAAGTGCATGCGTTCTATAACAGTCTCAACTATCACTTCCCGCATCTTTTCTATCACAGTTTTGTTATCATTCCCTACATTCATAAGAGGCACACCAGGACTTGCATCCTTTTTCACCTCAAAATCTAGTAGATCATTGATCATAAACTTCAACAGACTATCATTAAGCTTCCACTTCCGTCCTTCCCTGTAAAGGAAACTGGGTCGTGTTACGCTCAAATATTTCTGTTTAGCTTTTCTCAAAAGATTTCTATACTGTTCCATACTTGGTACCTTACCTACCTTGTGCATCTTCGCATGATGCAACAAACTCTCTAATTCTGCCTGGGCACCTCTAGGGGGCCACGCCCAATCAAGGATTTTACTAAGGTTTCCATTTTCTCCTGCATTTGAAGTAAATCTTTCTGGGTTACTACGGAGCTGTCGGATGGCTTCGGTGTCCATTTTTGCTCCGGCTTGTTGGACTTTTGGTCCTTCAAACCTTCCGCACTTCCGGATACCGATTCCCTCTTTTGTTTCTCCTGTTCTCTCAGTTTCTTCCTTTCTTTCTTCAGCTGCGTCTTCGATTTTTCCGAGACTTTCATCTCTTTCAAATTTGTAGCTGCCGAAGCCTGCAAGAATATTGGTCCATTTTCGACCTTGATTGGGGCCAATTTTTGTGTCTGAGGTTTGGCTTCCTCCTGCTTCACGTTTTCCGAGTTAGATACTGGTATTGACATCCAGTCTAAGTTAGTCAAAAGTTGGCTCGCGCCTTCTTTAACTATTCTGGGAACATATATCTGTTTGTAAGCATTCTTAGGATGTATTTGTTTGACAAGCTTATCGCCGCCATACCCTCTACCTGCCCACGCCACCCGATATTTTCCATCGTACTCGTCAATTGTGATTTCGCCATTTCGCAATTTTTGATAATCTGCAACCGCACGACTGGCAAATTCATCATCTTCCTGAAGTTCCTTTCGCTGTTGGGCTTTCAGTGCCTGGTCTACATTATCGACTAGCGCTTCCTTCCTTTCAGCTTCCGGTACTCCTCTCTGTTTCTGAATCTCTTCAGTCGCCATGATCCTTTCCACAGTTTCATCTGGCATTTCACTCAAATCAAACTTATCCTCAGTCCGCGCCTTCATCACTTCTCGTAATTTAGGTACAGACCTTGAGTCTAATATAGCTAATTTGCCATTTTTCTGTTTCTTTGCCACGACCACGTTGCGTTGTCTCTCATGTTTCTCGTTATATTCGTACCAAGCCAAAGCTCGGTAAGTATGACCTTCCATCTCGTCAGCATTTCCATCTTCAAGTTCCATAAGCCGCTGATATTCTTTCTCTTCAGCGATGAAATCCTCGAGATCAACTCTCTGGTAATCATCACTATCAGCCTCAGAAGGTGATTCTTTATCTACTCGCATCTTCGCAAAAAGACGCAAACAAACTCCGATATTCACCACAGCCTTACGGTCAGCACCTAAGTGCATTAATCCGATATCCTTGCCAAAATACATTCCTGCACCTGACCAAGACGGGTAGGTCGTCATCATATGACGCACACGATAAGGGACCTCATCATCTAATGAAGCTTTACCCATAGACTGGTAGCATTGTTTCTCAACAAATCCGAAGACTTGCCATGATTTATTCGTCAAAGATCGAGGCATGGCGACAAAAGCCGCCGACCTCCCAAGTTGTGAACTAATCCGGTGATCAAACCGTAAAAACGCAGCATCAGCCAAGTTCTCTGGAGAGTATTTGTACATGGTGAATTTCAAATCGGCCAAGGGGAGCATAACCTCTCCATTTCCAATATATCCACCAGCACGCACTACCTCCCACACATGCATTGCAGTCAACAGCAAAATCTGACCATCCATCTTGATTATACTACCCATCCCTTGTAATCCTTTGTCATGTCTGTAAAAACAAACTTGGGATTTAGGTAGAGTAGCTTTCACCAAAATTGCGCCATCAATCGCCATTTCCTTTACTACTTGCGGCTTAGTTACCAGCGCCGCATGCAATATAGCTGCATGTGCTTCGAACTCTGTAGGTAACCATATCTGCAAATCTCCTGTAACAGAGGTTGCTTTCAAATAAGGTCTCCCATGAGAATCCCATTGCAATTTACTATTTAGCCTAACTGCATTTCCACCAACGCAAGGTTGCAACATACTCGCATCCCTACGCCATTTAAGATAGGCTAAACACAATCTCCAAAAGATGTAGTGGTATACTAGAAAAACCGCAATAAAAGAGGCAAATTGCTGGACTACACACTTAAGTGCTACCCAACAAAATCCTTTTGCATTCGAAAACGCCATTTCTTGCGTATAACTATTTGCACTTCCATTCTCATAATAACACCTATCTCTAGATGGTTTCTGCAAATTTCCGCACGCAAAGTTATTATTTACCTCAGTAAAATTTTCATTAAACACTTTAAGGTAATAGGTTGTAGCCATGTAACATTCACTCCCTGTCCGTGAGATACAGGTATAGTCAACCAAGACAACCTTACTCACATACCAGAGAACTATTAATAAACATACTACGTATACCATTTTCTTTAATACTTCCCACATCATTTTGATAATGGTTTCCTGAAACCATCCCGGTTTGTGATCCGGGTGCAGTGGCACTGCAAAAGGGAGGTTCTGTACTCCCGAATCCTCGACCTCAGAGGATTCTTGACAACTTCCAACTTCTAGGGCTTCCCCCTTCG